GAGTGGCACGATCAAGAAGTTATATATTGAATTGGATACAGGACCGGGTTCTGGTGCTGAAGGTTTCGAATACTATCTTGAAGTTGAAGGCGTCGAAACATCCTTAAAGGTAACTATAACGGGTGCTGATACATCGGGTAGCGACCTAAGTAATACTGTAACAGTTTCCGCCGGTGATATCATTCGTCTAGCTATTAATCCAGTGAGTAGTCCGTCAAACAATCCCGCGGCAAAATGGGGTAGTGTATTCGTGCCGGATACCGATGGCGAAGCTGTTTTGATGGGTCACCAAACCCTGCCGAATGCGTCGGTTGATACCTACGGACATTTACATAGCTCGGCTTATGTAGCCAGCACAACGGAATCTGACATGTATCAGGTATTACCCGAATGTTATATCAAAAACCTACATGCGTGGAGTTATGTGGCTCCAGGGGAAGGTAATTCGTGGACTGTTACCCTCAGGAAAGATGGGGCTAGTACCGATCTAACAGTTACTTGGGAAGACCTCGACAACGATGCTTCGGATTTAGAAAATTCCAGTGACTTTGAGGCTGGTGATACAGCAACCATACTGATTGATCCGGATGGCCCAGATGCCGCAGCCTATATGACGTGGGGTATTGTTGTTATTGTAGGATTGCGAGATGATGTCTATGTCAAAATGGCGTCTCTGGATATCACGGATAAAATCTTTGGGGTGCGCACCGAGCGGGGTAAGGATCGTGAGCTCGGGCACGCTGGATCTGGAATAGCTCTTATTACCGCTGACAATTTTAATGGCGATTTCAGTCCTGAAAATAGCGGCGGTGAATATTACGGCACGCTTGACCTTGGTGTTTTGATTGAATTTTACGAAGTCTATGGGGGCACACGTTACGATCATTTTACGGGTAAAATCGATAAGATTACGCCCCATGCCGAGTTAGATAATTTAATTGCATCGATCGTAGCCTTGGACGGCTCGGATGATTTGAATATTGTCGAAATCGAAACTCAATTGAGGACGAATACTGATTCAAATACACTCGTTGGAGATATCTTAGATGCTGCCGCTTGGCCTGGGGGGGATAGGGATTTAGATGCCGGAATAGATACGTTTGCGCTTGCTTGGTTTCATCAGGTTCTAGCGTTAGCGGCACTTCAAGATTTGGAATTACAGGAGAAGTCATTCTTTTACATTGATGTAGATGGCGATGCCCAATGGGAAGATCGCCATCATAGATTGTCTGGTGCTCATATAGTTAGCCAGGCTGATTTCGAAGATACCGCAATTGAATTACCGTACGAATGGTCGAAGCGTAATATCGGTAACTATGCTCGGCTCACAGGTAAACGATATACCGCTGATGCTGCCAATAGTTACCTCTGGGGTATATTCACGGGTGCTGCCGGCGCGCCCTTCATTCCTGCTGGTGAATCGATTACCCTTTGGGCCGTCTTTTCTTTAGCTCTTTCCAGTTATGACACTCCGCTAACGGCGGGTACCCATTGGAATGCCAACACCGCTTATGACAAAACCGGCACGGATGTGACAAGTGATGTGAGCGTGGTTGAAACCCAATACGGCCAGGTTATTAAAATGGTATGGTCAAACGCCGGTACCGTTGGTGCTTATCTAGTCGTCCCAGGTTCCCCGCCAACGGGTGCGCCATCTAACCGAACGGCTATTATTATGGGGAAGCTTTATCAGGAAGACGAGATCACTCATATCGAAGAAGATAGCACGTCTCAAACGTCTTATGGTAAAAGGGGAATTGAAATCGTAGCTACTTATAAATCGAATCCTAACGATTTACGGGCTTATGCCGAATGGTTAATTGCTAGATTCAAAGACCCGGTCCCGAGTGCTATTGAAGTCACTCACAAAGCTATGACAGCTTGGCCGGATGATACTATCAAGATACAGTGTCTTTCCCGAAAGATCAGTGACAGGATAACCGTGAAATCTACCAAATTGGGAGTAGATCAGGATTATTATATTAACAAGGTGATCCAGGACTATCAGTTAAGGTCAGGTAAATTTGAGCATAGATGTACTTGGATTGTGGAGCGTGCTATAGGCACGGCGGAAGGTTTATTCTGGGTGCTAGGAGAAACAGGATTTTCGGAGCTCGGGGAAACTACTATTTTGGGATTCTGAGGGGGCTTTATGATAACAGCTAATACCTGGTTTGAATGCAAATGGGAATTCTATGTAGAGCGTAGAATTAAGAGACGACGAAAGAGGTTTCGAATACCCGATACAGGATATGATGATATCGCCGTACCTATTGTAGCTCATATTAACCATGGGAATTGGTTAATTAGTTGTCCTTGTGGCGGTTTTGAATATGCCTGGGAAGAAGGGTTTGTCTTCTGTTTTTCATGCTTGAATTCATACATCGGGCATAAGGTAAGAAGAACTATTTTCCCCGGGAAGCGAAAGCAAATTGAAGAATTGCTTAAAGACCGTCCTATTGATTACCGCAATTGGGACCTGGGTGAAACTTTATCAAATCTTCGATTAGAAAATATCGAACACGTGGACGAATTATTAAGTGCAACAGGGGGTGAAAAAAGATGGGTTGGACAACACCGACACAGCGCGCCACGGGCTTCCTTGTTACGTCCTCGGTCTATAATACCGACCTCATCGACAATATCGCGTACCTCAAGGGGCAAGCCGGCGCAGTCACAATAGAAGATGATATAGTTCCCAGTGCTTCGACTAAAGATATCGGGTCGGTAGCCTTGCCATGGGCGGAAGGGGATTATATTGATCTATACGCTGGCCCTCGGCTGAACTTGGCTCCACATAAACGGACTATTATTTTTAACTGGGAAATGGATGTTGCTCTCGCTTATCAGGTGAACGAAACCAGTGGCGGGGGTGGTGGTGATTTCGATCAAGGTGGTACCGGACAGGCATTTCTCAAAGTTGATGATGATCAGGTAGGGCAGATTTACATTTCCAATCTAGGGGAATTAGGCAGTAGCCTTGATACAAGTTTCAATGCTTCTAGGAATCCCTACATTGCTCAATTATTCTCATTAAACAATAACGATGCTGTAACTAGAATTTTCATTGGTTTTAGACAGACGCCAGGCGTGGTTCTCCCATCGGGTGCTGCTGAGAATTTTGCTGGTCTAGAATGGACCGGTGCCAACTGGGTGCCAATAGTAGCTAATGGCACTTCTCAAACGGTAGGCGGTGCGATTACAATCGATGCCGGTCAACGGCATACAATCGAAATCTCCATAGCTAATGGGGTAGATGTGGAATTCTGGGTTGATGGCGTTCTTGAGGAGACATTATCTTCTAATCTTCCTACTGGTGGTTTGGAATGGCAAATACTTTTATATTCACTTAGTAGTGGTGGGGCAGGAGATGATAGCATTCTCACCCTAGGCCAACTAATTCTTCAGGAAGATTTAGTATAAAGTGAAGGGGAATTAAATATGACCGCTGAAATCTGGATTGCTGGTTCAAGCTTTGTCATTGCCTTGGTCGCCGTCAGCGGCGTCGTCGTATCCTGGCGGAGGAATGGAAAGAGCCAAGGCGCCCGGGACCAGGAAATCAAAGATAACCAAAAAGAGATAATCAATCGCTTGGATCATAAGGAAACCGGTTTATCCGCGCTGAATACGAAACTTCACAATTTCGAAATCATTTGTGCCAGTGCCAGGTCGGAGTTTGGTCAGCGTATTCTTGGTACCGAACGCGATGTCAAAGACCTGAAGCGTAAGTAGCCTCTTTATAGGGGGCCTGGCTAATTAGTCAGGCGTCTTCCTTTCGGATTGGGTCTTGGGATGTATCGGGCAAACTCCCAGGACCCATTATTTTGCCCTTACCAATCCCCTTAGAATAGCAGTCTAAGCTCACAGGATAACCGCCAGCGGGTTGCCATACCCTATCCTAGTATAATTCCCTCGGGTCCTGACAATTTTGATTACAGTGCTACGTCACCTTTGGCAATTGATATCCCCCAAAAGAGTGATCCCTGAGTAGTACTAAAGTTTGTCTTTGTTTTGCAAATGGGCTTGACAAGGGCGGTACAAGTGCTATACTGAATATATAAGTATTAAGCCATATAAATAGGGGGTACGAAGTTGGATAACAGGACTAAGAAACAGGTTGAAGACCTGGAAGCCATGCGTGGGGCAAGTAGGATAACCAGTAAATCAGTCCGTATTGATACCGAAGTTCTGGAAATATTGAATAACCGATTGCCAGGCAGGACACCGAATCAGACGTTGCGCTGGTTGTTCAATCTTCCAGCGCGGAACTATAATCGACCGCGGAAGAAGCGAAATCGAATCATCAGGATATTTAGAATTCTATTGAGGGGGAAATAAAATGGAAATCTGGGAAGGTATACTACTCGGAATTATACTACTGATTGTCGGTTCCTTTGTTGTGGCGTTCATTGACGTTGCTCTGGAACAACGGAAGCGTAACCGTAACCGTGAACGAGCCGAACGGGAATATCATCAACGAAATCAAAGTCGGTATAAATACCACCGTAGGGGGAAATAAATGGGTAATCCAGAAGAACCCAAATATCAGGTCTTTGAATATCATTGCCCGCATTGCGGAAAGAATTACACGGAAGCTGGATCGGTACTAAAACACGCTGACTTCCAGACTTGCCCATCATGCGGCAAGGTCGCCAGCGAACCGAAAGGAAGGAAGATAAAATGAACGAACAACCAAAGGGACATTGTAAGCATGGGGAATTTGACTTGAGAGAGGGCTGCCCGAAGTGCATCGAGGAGAGGTCGATTGCCGTTGAAGGAGTTACATTGGAAGATGGTGATAAAATTACTGTAGAAGCTACCATCACACTTCCTGCTGGAGATACGAAAGGATTAGATATCGTCAAGGTTCGCTATTATTCTGAGACTCGGGGGGAATTAAGTCAACGGGAATATAGCTACTTTTCAGTTGAGCCACTAGACGTTGGCGACATTGTAATCGTTCCCGTTCGGGATACTACCCGGAAGGCGAAGGTGACGGCCATCAATATCCCAGAATCTGAAATCGCCGCCTTTAGGGATCAAGTCAAAACCATACCGTCGGGAGCGAAAATTATCAAAATGATCGAACTTGACACCGTTCAGGAAGAAGAAGCCACGCCCGCGAAGGAAGATTGGCGCGTAATTAGACCTTTACTTGACAAGCCCTTCATAGATCAGGGCGGGGAAATTGTAATTCCCAAAGGAATAGCCATGGTCAAGGTCAATCCTGAAGTTGACCAGCGAGCGATTGACTTATACCGTGAAGGGGTAAGGCTTCACGACTTTGCTCAAGCTCGAATCATATCCACAAATGAAGACTTGAAACCGGCGGCCAACGACTTGGCCATAATTGCGAAGACGAAGAATGCCCTGAAAGAAGTGCGGAAGGAATATATCGTACCGATTCGTTCACATCTTGACCAAGTAAACAGCGCCTTCAAAACATTACTTGCCCCGTTTGAAGAAGCGGATCGAATAACCAGGGAAAAGGTAACTGAATTCGGGAATGAACAACGTCGTAGGGCCGCTGAAGCGCAACGCATTGAGGACGAAAAGCTTCGCCTAGCCAAAGAAGAAGCAGCCTTAAGTGGTACAGGGGAAATCACGGTGCCCTTGGGAACCGCCCCGACCCCCCCAGCAGTCCCGAAGAATGTCAGAACCGATCTAGGTACCCTGGGGGGGCGTATCTACTGGAAAGCTGAAGTCGTGGACTTTGCGCTTCTTTCGGACGAATACAAACTTCCGAATATGTCACTTCTGAGTAGCTTTGCCAAATCAACGAAGGGGACGAAGGAAATACTGGGTGTTAGAATCTATTCCGAAACAGGCGTTACCGTCCGAACTAAATAGTCGAATAAGCGCACAAGTATTCTTATGTAAAGGGGGGGGATATGTCACTCAGTATTGATTTTGATCATATTACAAATGGCAGCGATCGAGATACAAACTTCGGATCTCAGTTGTTGAGACTGATCTTTAAGGCAGACTCGCATAACAGGCGACGGTTAGCGATGGGTTTTCCTAACGCTGTCCAGGTAGTTGACCATTATATAGAGACTGGGGAGATCTTAGATCTCCCCTATGACTAGGCTGGTTGACATAAGTTCCAAAGTACGAAATAAGGGGGAATTGAACCAATGACGAAGAAGTTATCAAAGGAAGAAAAGAAGCGGCGTAGGGAAGAGCGCCGCAAATCTAACCAGCAAAAACCAAAGTCGAAGACCGCCAAGACAATCCAGCAGCCGAAGCAAGAAGGCCCGCCGGAGGAGGCCGTGAACTTTTGTGACGATTGCGCCTACGAATTCGGGGAATGTGATGGGAAACCAAAGTTCGCTTCCGATAAGGATGAAGCCCTGACCGGAGTGGAAGCCGATCGGGTTATTGAATGCCCTGCCTTCGTGAACGTTGCTAATATGCCGACCGTCCAGGAAGCGACCGCTGGTCCCGAGGAATCATCTCAGGAAGAAGTAACCGATGTGGTCCATGGCGGTGCCGACGAAGTTCCTGCTGAAATTAAAAAGGAAGAATCCGAAGACCCGACTGACGTCCCCACGCTAGATCCGATCCGTCCCGATCCGAAGCGGTTCTTCGTGGAAGAAGATTGGGGGGCTTGCCCATCATGTGGAAAGCCCTTTAAGCGAACGGCCTTCAACCGGTACCAGGATGCGATCCGTTGTACGAACCCGCGCTGTCGAGCTTACCGCGCCGTCGTGAAGACTATTTCAACGGGGGTGAAGTGAAATGAATTGGAAGTTTTGGAAAAAAGTCGTTCCGGTCACAGAGGTTCCGATTACGCCTGATAATTGTATCCATCTGAATACAGAAACTATTCTCATTGGTAACCTAGACCATGTTCCATTAAAAGATGGGCATCATACATCGTTCCTTTTACTGAAATGTTGTAAATGCGGTGGAATGACTAGCTTCCCCGATGAGAATTTAGAGTTGGCGTTAAAAGAAGGAACTCCTGAGATGAAGCAACAACTTCGCGAGTTAGCAGAATTAGTATTGGCATATGATTCGAAGGTACCGGGAGTAATAAGATGACAAATGGAAGTAAAACAGGACATGTTTTCCCGAAACAACAACTTGAAATCGTCCAAGCCCCTACCGAAAAGCCATATGGAACCTCAGGGAAGACACTCGTTACCCTGAACGCAAAGAACAATTCCTTATTCGAAGGGGATCCGCTAATTGGAAAGGCTCTGAAATATACCGCCTTTAATATTAGTCTGAAGGCATATATTCTGAAGTTAAAAGTCGGGACGTGCTTCCTGGCTGATATTGAAGAACGGGACCGTCCCAATTCAGAGTATGGTCCTGACCGAAACATCATTCAGATATACGTTGAGAATAAACCAATTTCAGTAAAGAAGGGCAGCGGTGGCGGTTTTCGTCGGTCACTGGAAGACGACCTAGCCTTGGAAGCCGTTAAGCGCCGGTCAATCGAAGGCCAAACAGCGGTTGCCCAGGTCGGAAACTTTTTGACTTGCCCAACCCCTATTGAATTCGATGATCTGGAAATCAGCAAAGAAGACTGGACCCGTATCCTTCGGAAATACTGGAAAGCCATCGAAAAGTCCTTGGATAATTACCTGGACCTAAAAACGGAGTATCTTGACGTCACCACTTTTGGCGGACCGAAAGCGACCTACGCTGTCCTGCCAACCGCCCATGAGGACGCCCAGGGTAAGCGACAAGCGGCTGCACCACCCGCGATTGTATCAGACGATACGCTACCGACTTCCGATCCGATAAAACACGCCGGAGATCTTCTGACCCGGGCGTTGAAATTGAAGCCGCCTGTCACGCGGGAAGATCTTTGCGTTGCCTTCGGTATCAACGACCCGTCCGAAATTGCAGATTTGGAGTCGGCTTGGGAAGCCGCTCAAGAATTATCCGAATTAGCCAAGGCGAAGCAGGAAGCCGAAAAGATTTTCTAAAATCGGGCTTGACATTAGCGGTACTATGGCGGTACAATCTGGCAAACGAAAGGGGGGATTCTGTCATGGTACAAACGAAACATAAGAAGGGTAAAGTCGCGCCGGGTAAAGTTAATCGGAACTGGCGTCTACTGGTTGGTGTTGACGAACAACTTCACGAAGAAGCCGAGCGCTTGGGATTCCACAGCGTCGCCGCTTTCGTAAATGCCCATTTCGTCGGTTACTTCAACGGCGAGACTATCAAGCGCGGCCTGTAAAATATTATTGCGGGCCGTTTCCTTTTCCGAAAGGGGGATAATCAATGGCCAAAAAAGACCAACCTAAAGGCAAGTCCGAGTCTAAAGGTATAACGGCTGAAGCTACGAAACCGCTCCGGGTTGAAATTAGTTTCCCGGCTATTACAGATCTAAAACAGGCGATTGGCACCGATTCTGATGGGAACCTGATAATCCAAATCCAGTTCAAGGCGAAGGTTGATCAGTTCGAAGTATTCCGCCTGGTAAACCTTTTGAAGCAACCCCACGGTGCTTTGTACGCGATAATCGGAAGTCCGCAATCGGCACTAGATTTCAAGTTTGATGCGAAACAAATCCACTTTGAAATCTTACAATCCCAAACCGAAGTTCAACTTGACCCCAGCACGTCGAAGGATTCTAACAAGTCCCGGGAAGAACCAGAGGAGAAATTACCGAGGGTGACAAAGATTTATACGGCTACATTCAAACATTTTGAAAAAGAAGAAAAGCCGTTCGGTGTTGCCATTGATTATGTCACCGATAGTACGGGTGAAATCCATAGCATCGCCAGCCGCGGTTTGAATGCGACAGAAGCGGTCATGGATAGCGTAGTTAGTATTCTTCCCGGTAACATTAAGGAACCTTTCGAGGCAATAGCCGCGCTTGAAAAATTGGAATCATCGCCGGAAGGGAATAATTTAATTCGGGTTCTTCAGGTCGGTTCGTTCAACGACGGCGCCCGTGGTGAAAAGGGGAAGAAAAATACTAGTAAGGGGGAATAACGAATGGGGGCCCGTAAAGTTTGGATTAGAGGCCCCTTCGGCGGATATAAATATAGATTAAACGAACGTTGCCCCTTATTCATTGACGAAATTGTTTGGGATAAAGGTATTGTTTTTCGGGAAAGTTCGCCGATATCCAGGGCCGAAGAAGTAACTCCCCGTCGGTTTAATAATGCCACGAGACAAGCCGTTTGGGATAAGACGGGGGGTAAGTGTTGGTATTGTCAGGAAATCCTGAAACCGTGGCAATCATTTTCCATTGATCATGTCATACCCAGATCGAAAGGGGGAACCGATGAGTTATGTAATCTAGTTCCGTGTTGTCGCCATTGTAACTCTGTCAAGAAAAATCGGCCAGCTGAGATCATGTATGAGCGATAAGAAGGGAATTTTAGATAATGCTCCTATCAGCTTCTTTTCAATGATACCGCACATGATTGACGATGCTAAGTTATCGCCCCAGGCAAAAACCCTTTACCTTCATCTGAAGCGGGTTACTGGTGAAGAAGGCTTTTGCTGGAAGACTCAAGATCAACTGGCTAAACATTGCGGTTTCAGTCCGAAGACGGTAGTCAAGGCAAAGCGGGAACTTATCGAAGCTAAGATTATCGAGATAAAATTGGAATCCTTTGAAGGGCACCCTCGCCACATTATACATCTGTTGAATATTTGGCCAGAAAATGAACGTAAATATAGGCAATCGGTACCATTGGATACCGATATCGGTACCCGCCCATATGTGACTAAGAACACCCCTAAAGAAAAACCCTTAAAGAATAAATATTTAGATATAGATTTAGATAATATATGGACTAGTGTTTTGGAATCTTTAAGCTATCAGATAAATAAAGCAAACTACCGAACCTGGTTGAAGGATATCGTACCGCTATCATTTAACGGCGAAGTCTTCATTTGCGGAGCGAAGAATGCCTTTATTGCTGAATACTTGAACCAAAACCAACGGTCGCTTATCGAAAAGACCCTGATCAGTGTAATAGGAGATTCCCCAATTTCATTCGAATGCCATGTTGCGCCGATCCGAAAGGAAGAAGCTATATTATGAGTACGCTTCGATTCATATCAATTGACCCATCTTCTACGGTTACGGGTTGGGCTATCTTTCAGGGTGAATCCCTGATTACCTGGGGGAAGATAGACGTGGCGAAAGTCGAATACGGTTCTCGGTTTGCCCGTATTGTCTCGGGTATAGCTGAGGCTTATATGAATTATCGCTTTGAAGCAATCGTAATCGAGGACGTAAGGTTTGCCTGGCATTCTAAGAATCGCAACCGGAATATAGCCGGGCTCCAGGTTGCGTATAAGTCTATACAAGATTACGCGAAGACTTCAGGTTTCCCAATTACCGCCATCAATCCAGCGACTTGGAAGAATGCTGTCGTCGGTCACCGGGCGGCATCGAAGGAAATCACAAAGAACAATATTCGCCTTCGCTTTCAATCGATACCTGATGATCTGACTAGTCACGAATACGATGCCATCGCCATCGGCGTTTATCATGCTGGCGTCCGGAAGCTTGAAGCAATGGCGTAAAGGGGGAATAAACATGGATATAATTGTGTGCTCACAATGCGGATTAGGCATGGCACGATTGGAGCTCGTAGACGGAATCGAAAAGGATTGGTCTAATGATGTACCTGTTTGCTCCGTATGCCGCGGAGTCCCGGGTGCGAAACCACTTGTCAGGAAACGTGACGTCCTGGGGGGCTTCCCTTGGAAACGGGACTCTGACGGGAAGAAGATACCGAAATGAATTGGATAAAGCATCATAAAGTTTACTCGTTGGGCGTGCTATTACTGATAATAGCTGCTTGCGGTGTTATTCATCAGAAGCTAACCGCAGGCGTATGGTGGCAATGGGACCAGATATATCACCACGAGTCGATAGTCATCACCATTGTCGGGGTTAGCATTGGATTGATTGTCGGCAAGTGGATAATCGGCAAAAGAAGGAAGGATAGATAGGATGAATATTTCCTTTGCCTGGACCACATCGGCGCTTTTGGCTAATCGGAAAAAGGTGACTCGGCGGAACTGGTCGAAGGCATATGCTGCACGATTTCGGAATGGGTCAGTTCACAACGCATACGATCGCCAGGCCCGCTTCGGTGGAAAGAAGATCGGTAATATTAAGATAACTACACCTGTTTACGTAGAACAAAGTTGTGATATACCCGACCAAGATTATGACTTGGAGGGATTTGCTTACTTGGAAGAAAACGGTATTCTTATTCGCGAGATTAGTCCACAGGAATTCTTCGATAACTGGCGGAAAAGTAGCGACGTCCTTTTCGTGGTTCGTTTCGACCTAGTCTTTCATTGCCAGCGTTGCGGTACCTGGACATCAAACGTAACATTCGGCCCAAACAACGATAAACGGTTATGTGCTCTTTGTTGGGTTGATTGGGGGTATTACAGTGATACCAAGTTTAACCGCGCCCGGGCTTCATCCGCTTCCTGGGAAGAGCTCTATTTGGAGTTTTGCGCGACCGAACGGAAGGGGGCTTTGCCGTGAATAAGAAAAGCAAGTTTCGATCGAATAAGAATGCGAAGGGTGAAACCCTTTACCGTTGTCCGTTCCCGAATTGCGGTGCCATATTCGCTAAGGAACTTGGCCAGCCTGAAACGTGCTTAAAACACAGGAAATTGATTGCCGACGTTATGTTCATACTAGATCATACCTCGCGACCTGAAGCTATTGAAGAAGCCGAACCGACTGGATCGAAGCTTTTCATTCCGAAGCCTGGTATGAGTAACCGGGCAATCAAAGAAGTAGCAAGGGTCACGAAGAGGGGTAAACCATGACCGAACCGAAACCGAAGAAGCAAAGTCATAAGAAGGCTCCCCCGGGCTCAAGACCCTGGAATGCGGTTCGGGCTGAAGAACGCCAGGAATACTTCTTCTTGACTTATGAGCAAATGGGTACCAATCGAACATTAAAACGATTATGGGGACTTACCCGCAGCATCGGGGTTAAAATATCACTATCAACTTTGGAAAGGTATTCCTCTCAATATCATTGGCAATCCCGAATCCTGGAAAGGGCAGCTAGGCATGAAAGCGCAGGTTTTCAGGAAGTCCAGAATGAGGTTGACCGAATGAACACCGAACACGCCCAAATGTTTCAGGATATAGGAGTATTGGTCACCGCGGGGATTAAGCATTGGCAAACTGAAATCGAGAAGAAAGTCCAGGGTGGTCTTCCGCCGACTTTAGAAATGGACTTACCAACGATCGGGAAGTTGGCCCAGACTTACCAATACGGGGAGCGCTTGGCGAGGGGATTAGCGACATCGAAGGCAGAAGTAATAATCGAAATCCTACCGCCCCTAGTCAAGGATATGTTTGCTGTCTTCCTGGCCGTCAATGTAATTACCAATGACCCGCCGGAGCTTGTGAAGAAACGAGAAGCGGAATTCATTCAACGGGGTGACCAGGTCTTAAATCTGTATTATGGGCGGACGAAAGAATTACCCGAAGGAAGGGGAAATTAGATGACTGCTAGAATCAAAGCCGAAGACTTATTACCTGAAACTCGAAACAAGCTCAAGATAGGATTACCTAACGTCCAACTTAAAATAGTGGCGCTCGGTAAGGTCTTACAGGATTTACAGAACTTAACAAATCGGGAAGCTCTGTGGGTGCTTCGCACTTCTATCAATCACATCAAGGGCTACCGGGAAAAGGGGACCAGGGCATAAATAAACAACTTGTTAAGAAAAGGGGGATTGTGAGAAGTGAAAACCTGTGCTGTGTGTGGTCAAAGGACAGCCCGGATTGCTAAAGAGCGGTACTGTACCAAAACGTTATGCCCGGATTGCTATGACTTGGGTTGGCGGTTAGATGATATCGGGAAAAAGAGACGCAAAATAGTAGTGGTTAGGAAGGTATTCGAAGAAGGTGAATAAATGGCGAACTGTCGGAAATGCAAAACCCCACTGAATAAAGGTAATGTCAAGGTAATTCGAAAGCCTGGTAAGCGGGCATACCGGATTCACCGCAGTTGTCCTAATCAGGCACATTCGGTAGCTATTCGGAAGATGCGTCGGAAGGTCACTCGGAAGGTCATACTGAATGACGTTGAAGGTAAGTCGACCATTCTATCTGAAGAAGTAATTGTCAGTGAAGGTATGGGGGACGTACTTCTATGGCCACAGGAAGGTACAGGGGGTCCATTGCAGAGCGAATCAGAACCAATGTGTTCAGAAGAAGTACAAGCACCCAAGTTTCGCTTCTTTGTTCATCCAGCGTCGGTCGAAAAGCTGAATCGCGCTATTCAGAAAGGCGATGCTTGGTTTTGGGGCTTCGCTTCCAATTGGTCTGCGGCAATCACCATTGAAATAATCCCTGTCCTAGACGAAATCGCCGAAATGAATCCGGAAGCGGTTGCGCATTATGTCGAAGTCGAGTTCAAGTCCCCAGATAACTGAAATGACCAGAAGGCAAAAGATAGCTTGGATAGTCTACATAGCCGTGGTGCTGGGCGTATCAGCCTTTGGCATCTGGGCTAATATATTTTTGAGGTGATTATGGTCTTATATTTTGATTAGAGGAGAGTGAGTTGAAGATAGAATTTAATGTTGAGGTTGATACTTTAGGGGATACTTTTAAGGCACTAATGTTCCAGAGGCATAAAACCTATCGAGATGTTGCTACTGAGACAGGTGTTGCACTCTGCACGGTATGGAGATTTAATAAAAGGCCGTTTGTCGTAAAAGCAGATTCGTTCATTGCTTTGTGGAGATGGATGGCATTAAGTGAAGACGAATTATTATCATTCTGGGAGAAGGAAACAGATAGAAGCCTTGAATTAACAGTTTATCCCCATTATCAATTAACCAAGGGAAAGGAGACTAATTGAATGTCAAAAGAGAATGAAAGAAAACCAGCAGAAATCTTCCCACCTTGCGAACTGATTGAAGATGAACTCAAAGCAAGGGGTTGGACGAGGGAAACACTGGCTAGAGAAATGGATTGCTCATTAAAGATAGTGGAGGAAACCTTAGCTGGTAAAAGAAGAATAACGCTGATGATGGCTTGTATGCTTAGTGATGCTTTCGGAACTAGTGTGCAGTTCTGGCGAAATTTACAATCTTCTTATGATGACTTTTTCAAGCGAAAGGAGACTAGTTAAATATTGCTGGTGTCCAGGCAGAGAGCAGCTAACCATCAGTCTCACTTGGTGAAGAGTTGACCGAGCCAGCAAGTGTGCCAGTTAAGGGACGGAGGATAGGCTTTAGCCTGAAAGGGTGAAGATTAGCTGGCGCGCCAGTTACAGCTAATAAAGAACTGTTAACAAGTTTGAGTTTAACAGTGGAGGAATAGGCTGGTGAAAATGAGCTGGCACAAAGAGCCTGGACTGAGGCTAGGCTGTTGTGGTGGTGAGTTGAAAGCCTAGGTTAAGGTGGTGTAGGTTTAGGCTCTCCCTAAAGGTGGTAGGTGGTTCGTTTTACCACGATTAAATAGGACGTAATCCAGCCGAGCCTACCACCCAAGGGGCTGAAAGGTGAAATGAAACCTAAGTTGTTAGATTTGTTCTGTGGTGCCGGCGGTGCCAGTATGGGCTATCATCGTGCTGGCTTTGAAGTAGAAGGTGTTGACATCAAACCGCAACCCCATTACCCCTTCAAGTTCTACCAAGCTGATGCCCTTGAGTTTCCATTGGAAGGTTACGATGCTTATCACGCAAGTCCGCCTTGCCAGGCTTTCACTGATAATAACGTAGCTAGGGAGACAACCCATCCTGACTTAATACAGCCAACAAGAACTATACTTGTTGCGACCAGCAAGCCATTCATAATTGAGAATGTTCAGAAAGCTCCTTTGGTTGCTTCACTTCTATTGTGTGGAACGATGTTTGGATTAAATGTTATTCGTCATCGTTATTTTGAGATGAATATAGCTCCACCATTCTCACCTTTCAGTTGTAACCATTGGGGAACCGTTATAAATGCCGACTTTGCTCCTGTGTATGGAAGTGGTAGTAAGGGCAGGCGTTATGTAGAGATTGACAAAGATGGGAAGAGGGTAAGAAAGCGTATTGGTCGCGGTAAACCGCCGCCTAATGGCTGGACTTTTAAGCAATGGTTTATGAATGCTATGGCTATTGATTGGATGCAAACTACCAAAGAACTCGTGGAAGCAATCCCCCCAGCCTATACCGAATACATAGGGAAGTTTTTATTGAAGGCGGTTGAATGATAACAAAAACGCCATATCACTTTAAAGATGCCGCCAGCGCCGTCGAAATCAGGCGATCCGAGGAAACTGTCAATTGGACAAGGACGCCGGCAACACTAGGTAATCATTTATCGAATGGATCTTATGATCAGGTTCGACATATTGATTACCTGGCGGAGCGAATTGCTGAGTGTGCAGAAAAACCCATCTTCCTAGTAATCACTATTCCGCCACAACACGGAAAGTCAGAACTGGTATCTCATTGGACCGCCGTTTGGTTCTTGAAGAAGTTCCCTTGGAAGAAGATTGGCCTGGCGTCATATGAAAAAGATTTTGCTTCGGAGTGGGGCGGCAAGGCGAAAGATTCTATTACAGAAAACGCCGATGAATTAGGGATTCAACTTCGCCAGGATACGAAAGCGAAGGGACATTGGACCCTTCGTGGCTATAATGGTGGCATGTTTACGGCGGGAATTGGTGGACCATTTAGCGGCCGGGGCTTCCATTTAATTATCATAGACGACCCGATTAAAAACGATGCTGAAGCCCTTTCCGAAGTGTATCGGCGTCGGAACTGGAACTGGTATCGGTCAGTCGTCCGCCCCAGGCTTCAACCCGGTGGGTCAATTATTCTGATTATGACACGCTGGCATGAACAGGACCTGGCGGGATCCTTGTTGGGGAATCCGCCCGAAGACGAAGGCGAACTGACCCTGGAAGAAGAAGTCGAGCCTGATTCGTGGCAAGTCATAAACTTTCCAGCTCTGGCTGAAGAAAACGACATCCTGGGGCGAAAGCCTGGGGAAGCCCTTTGGCCTGGACGATATGACGAAACGGCCCTGAAGAAACTTCGGGTCGCTGCCGGTCCCTTTTGGTGGACTGCACAATACCGCGGGAAGCCCCAACCAGAAGGCGGCGGTATAATCAAGACAGCTTGGTTCAAGTCGTATGAAGACGAAGACCTTCCCCGGTCGTTTTCCAGGTTAATTCAGATATGGGATACAGCCCACAAGGAAAAGCAACGGCACGACCGTTCGGCGTGTCTAACCCTGGGAACTGTTTCAAAGCCGAGGAGATATTACCTTCTGGACCTTTACGTTGCTAGACCTACATTCCCTGACCTGACCCGTGCGGCCGAAGCCCAATATGATAAATGGAATCCCGACCGCGTTGTCATTGAAGATAAAGCGTCGGGCATTTCGCTTATCCAGCAGCTTCGCCAGGACACGAAGGTCCCGATTCGGGCGGTCAAGGCTGTTGATGATAAGGTCACGCGGGCTCATACTGTAACCGGAATCATGGAAGCTGGTCAGGTACTTATCCCGCGGCATGCAACTTGGCTGGCGGATTTCCTGAAGGAAGTCGGGGACTTCCCCGCCGGTGCGCATGATGATATTGTGGATGTCCTCGTCCACGGACTCCGGTACCTGAAGCCGAGGTTGAAGGGCTTACGCCAGGGCGTTGAAGTAGAACGGAAGCGGTCCCGGTGGCGGGAATAAACGATGGGGAAATTATGAAGATTAAGTTCAAACGAGACACTAGCTTCAGGAAGCGGTTCTTTGTGCCTGAGAGCTTCAGTCATCCGGCTAAAATGGATGCACAGCTTTTACTGTGGATAGTTGATAAGTACATAGAGGCAGGTGAGACTATCCTTGACCCGATGGCTGGAAGCGGGACTACGATGCTGGCTTGCACAGTAGGTAGGAATGTCATCTTGGTAGAGCTTGAGCAAAAATTTATCAGGATGGCATTAAATAATCGTCAATTAGTATATATGAAACCCCAACTGGGTTACAAGATGGGAGAATGCCCAATACTGTGGGGTGATGCTAGAGATATATTGAGAGCAAGAAGGCATCCCTACGAGGACTTATGGCTTAAATATCCCAAACTAGATTTTGCCACTATAAAGTCAATTCGCAGGCATAATAAATTGCCATTAAAGAATGCCCGCCAGCTTGAGGGATTAGTTGATAAGATTATAACTTCACCACCTTATGCTGAAACAACACATCATACAGATGACCCTGCAGAGCTAGAGCATTTGATACCTGGCAGAAGTGCAAGGTTATCAGGAACTGCGGGTGAGAGGGATGATAACATAGGCAATCTCCCCTATGGTCAGATAGATAAGATAGTTACTAGCCCACCATACGAAGGCTCGGTTGATGTTCTCGATAGCAAGCAAGAAGCTAGGGCTGAACGGTTAAAGAAAGCTGGCTATGACCCCAAGAAGTATCAAGGGGGTAAAGGGAGAAATTTACAGCAAGACTGGAGTTATCACCCAGTTGACAGCATAATCACCAGCCCACCTTATGAGGGGACTACAGGAAGCGATGACCGTATAGGTGATACCACTAAATTCGCTCAAATCGGAGGCATAGGGCATAAACCGATAGCGTATATGGAAGATAACCCTTCCAATATAGGCAACCTCAAATCAGACTTCTACCTAGAAGCTATGCTCCAAGTATATCAGCAGTGCTTTAGCGTGCTTAAGAATGGTGGTCTTATGATTCTAGTTACCAAAAACTTTATCCGCAACAAGCAAGTAATCAGGCTAGACACTGATACCATTAAGCTATGTGAGCAGGCGGGGTTTAAGTTTGTTGAAAGGCATTATCGCAAGCTAACCGGTCAGTCGTTCTGGCGAGTAATTTATCATCAGAAATTCCCAGACGTGGAACAAATCAATCATGAGGATGTATTAGTTTTCAGGAAATGACCGAAAGTATCAATAGGAGTCAAAATGAAGAAGGTATATCAAACAAGGTTCAGCGGTACAGATTCGCCTGTAAGCGCACAAGGGAATTGCTTTCAAGCCTGTATCGCTTCAATATTCGAAATACCATTGGAAGAAGCTTTCGACTGCGTCCCTTATTTTAGGAAGGACGATGTCGGGAAACCCGTTGATGAATCTTTGGAATTTATTGAGTTAAATAAATGGTTATTGAAATATGGATTTCAAACTATCTATATTCAGGCTTTCCCTTTACCACGTATGACGACATTACGGGGATTTCATCTTTTGGAAGTCGAAAGCACAACATTGAAAAAAGGCGATACTCACATGGTCGTTACCCACAACGGGGATATCGTTCATGACCCGAATGCGAATGCTAAGGAAATTGGGAAAGTGGTTGGATTTTATCTTATCGTCCCAATTAATCCATTGGCATTCCCGATAGTACCAAGTTGACACAATCGGGTAACGGAAGTAGAATCGGCAATAAGCCCGAAATAACCGAAGGGGGATTTACTGAATGACGAACGAACGAAGGTCAAATCCGCCCCAAAAGAAGAATAGGTATAATGCACGCGACCGCCGGCGAGAACGGCGGTCTTCTCGTAAACATCAGGGGGAAGCCGGTAACATTCGGACTGTAATCGGCGTCACGGGCTTGAAGCATATCGGCGGCCGCATTCGGGAAGAATACCTGAACGCAATCAAAAACTGGTCAACCGAAGTCAAGCTATACTTGGAAATGCGGGATGATCCTATTATCGGAGCCCTGACTGACGCGATTAAACTTCCACTTCAGGCCGCTTCATTTGACGTTGAACCGGCCTCAGGGGGAAGCCCCAATGATGAAGCCGCCGCTGAATGGTTATGGGAAGTGATGAATACTATGGACAATCAGACCTGGATTTCCCATGCTGAAGACGCTCTGGAATGCCTGGATTTCGGGTTTGCCCTGGGGGAAATCGTCCTGGACAAAAGGAATGATGGCCGCCTTTGGTTGCGGAACATTGACCCGCGGGGCCAGGAAAGCTTGAACCGTTGGGAATATGACAAGGTCGAACGGGACAAGCTGGTTGCCTTCGTTCAGAATGACCCGAATTACGGGACTACATATACGATTCCCATTACGAAATGCTTACATTTCAAGTACCGGGGTCGGAAGGGAAATCCCCAGGGTCATTCGATACTTCGGGCTCTGTACCGTCCTTACAAGTTCGCACGGAATCTGGAAGACCTGGAAGGAATCGGAATCGAGCGCGATGTTGGTGGAATGCCTTATGCAAAACTGACTGACGATAATTACGAAGAACAGGATATAACGGATCTGAAGGCCGCGCTGAAGGGGCTGCGGAAGGACGAAGAAGTTTACCTTATCGTCCCGCCTGGCGTTGACATTCAGGCGTACAGCGGTGGGTCGAAGATATACGATACCAACGTCGTCATTGACCGCTGGCACAAAATAACGTTAATGCGCTTCTTTGCGCAATTCCTTATTCTGGGAATGGGGAATGTCGGTACCCAAGCCCTTGTCAAAGGTTCCCAGGACTTTTTCACCCTGGGCCTGGAAGCGGTCCAGCGGTACCTTCTGGAAACCTGGAACCTTCAACTGGTCCCGTACCTTTTCCGTTTCAATGCCTGGACTGGAATATCTGGATATCCAAAAATCAAATGGGAAAAACCGGGCAAGGTTGACCTGAATGCTCTTATTACCGCTTTGAACACGGCGAAGGGTGCGGGGATATTCACGCCGACCGATATTGACGAAGATCATATCCGAAGCATTGCCGATCTTCCCGACCTTCCCGAAGAAGAACGGGGTGCCCCACGTGACGTCGAGCAGCCGCCCATGGGCGGGCTCTTTGACCTTCCCGATAAATTCGACCGCTTGGATAAGACTGTCGGCAATATAGAGAAGGAATTGTCAATTGCGGGGGGTAAGTAATGGACACTTCGGAAAAATACATTAAGATGTGTAACTGTGAGGGGATATGGGGATACAAAACCAAGCTAGACTTTGGTGATTACTATGTTGATTACGAGTATGGAAAACCTAAAGTAGAATTGGTATCACACCCAAATGGCAGGCTAAGACTTTATAGTGAACATTGGCTACCACGCCAAGACCAGTTACAGGAGATGGTGTTAGCTAAGGAACGCTATCAGAGTGATTTTAGGGTTGGAGATTTATCCCGTGATTTAGTTGGCTTTATTGATTGGTTATTAGATGCAGGGTTATTTAGCAAAGTTGGTGGTTCAATGGAACAACTCTGGCTAGCCTTTGTAATGAAGGAGAAGTGGAATAAAGTTTGGAGTGGTGAGGAATGGGCATTGCCGTGAGGGTCAAGTATAATAGCTTCCGGGTCCGTCCGAAGGCGGGCCAAAAGCAACGCATCGGATCGGGTGATTGGGAACAAGGGACCAACCGCCAGCAAAGGAAACTGGTTCGCGAATATGATAAATGGGCCGCGTCCGTGAAACGTGAAATAGCTAGGCTTGCGAAGAAGGGGGCTTCTATTCCCGAGCTTCAAACCTACTTGGACGGGCAAATTCCAAAACTGGAAGAACGCCTAATTGAAATCCAAACGAAGGGGATTCAGAACGCCGTCAAAACAGCCGCTGGTACCCGTGCCGAACTTCCCGCGGTCCTGGGAATGACCGAGGGCCAAATCCGCGAAAATGTCTTACTTATAAAAAACAACCTGGTTCCGAAGATTCACGAAAAGCTTACCCTGGCCTTGGCAACTGCGGTACCCGCCGTCGGGATCGCGGTAATTGGCGGTCTTCGTGCTGAACAACAAAGGGCTGTTGCCCGGGCTATTAAAAACGCAAGTGCCGCGGGGCGTGCTATGCCGGCTCAATATGCGGGCGGATATTGGGTTGCTATATTTGAAACGGAAAAGACCCTGGGGGGAGTTCGTGAAGACGAACGGGCTGCCCAGGGTTTAGCACCTGAACCCGTCCGGTGGGATCTGGACCCGAGGGCAGTTCATTGTCATCCTTCCACGGGATTCCATGGGTGCGCTGAGCTGGCGGGCGAATATCCCGGCGGCTGGCGAACGCTTCCGACTGTTCCTGCTGGTCAAGTGACGTGTCGCGGGAATTGTCGCTGTCGTATATCCGTCTTTCGTAACGGCGAATGGCGAAGGGGTATTTATGACGATTGACGAAGGGAAAGAATGCTGAACGGCGACATAGTTTATTGTGATTGCTGTGGTTCGGAAAAGCTGGCCCAGGTCGTCGGCGATAACCTGGTTATTAAGGACCGCCGGCACGGGGAAAAGCACGTTGCCGTTATCCCAATTTCCAGCTTACTTGACATTTTAAAAAAGACGAACCATACTAAATCAAAAGATCAGGTCGTAGAAGCGACGAAAGGTTAACAACTGAATATGTCAGCTACGCGAAAGCGACAGTGAGCCAGTTATCCTGGTAGAAAACTGTTGAACGTGACTGAAGGGTAGGGCGGAGTAGCTACCGTTTACATACCGCAACTGAGTGACTAGCTGACATAGGTTTAACAATTGAATACAGGCGGCGCGGGTAGGACAACCGGAAAGTCGTCGGTTCCATAAGCCGAAGAACGGGGTTCAACTCCCCGGCCCGTTACCAAAGACCGCCCTTAAAGTTGGCCCGACCAACCTCGAAGACGGATTACCGTCCTTCGGGGTTTTTTTATAAATTGGGGTCTGAAATGGAGTGCCCGAATTGTCAAAATGCTATGACTATCAATCAGGAACTATCCCGCGGAATGGGGAATCAATCCTTTGAGGATTGCCTTGTTTGCGGAGCGGTTGCGCTTGTCTCGGGCGAAAATATTACTCAGTACTGGCGGCGTCGTAATGGCATCGAAAAGGGGGTAAGTGAGAATGTCACCATTCGGACCGTATGCTGATTTTGACCAGTGTGTTATAGAGAACGCTGACAAGTCCAGTCCTGAAGGCTTTTGCGCTTGGTTACATAAGAAGATAACGGGAGCTTGGCCATCGGGTATGGCAGCCGATAAGTATCCCGAACCTTTCCTGAACGCTTACGATGTGGCTCTGGTCGCTGGTAAATCGGAATCAATAGCTTACCAGGAAGCGACTACTGCGGCTGAAGAAGCGGGTTATGAACTGACCCGATTCGGTTGGTTGAAACAGTTTCAAGCTCCGAGCATGAAGAAGATTTCGGGAGTCACGATATTCGCTGCGGGTACTTGGACTGATAGCGCGGGATTCGAAAAGTCCTGGGAAAACGATGATCTGGATGAAATGGTCAAGGCATTCCGGGCGGGTGTCCCTTTACTAGTGCCGATCAAATGCGGACATACGTCTGACGAATTCAACCGTAAAATAGCCGAAGCCCTGGGCGTACCCATTGAAGTGATAACGGGTGATAACGGTCAGGGTCAAATCAAAATTGGTAATATGACTTCCCTCGAACGCAAAGGCGACCTTCTGGTCGCAGCGTTCGATAATATCCCCGAGCCGATAACTAAACTTATCGAAGGCGGCCAATACTCGACTGTATCAGTCGAGATTGAAGATACGGTCGGGGATTACGGTCCCGTAATAACAGGGGTTGCCTTATTGGGCGCGGAAGAAGCGGCAGTTGACAAGGCAACCCTGGAAAAGGCCCTGGTATTCGGCGGGACTAGGAAAGGTGCGCGGGTATGGTCGTTTAAGATTGGCGATCAGCTACCGGATCCTGCAACGCTTCGATCCGAGTTCGACGAGATTCGAAGTAAGGTTGCGGACATAATCAAGGGGAAGAAGGGCGCACCATTATTCAGGGCTTTGTTCGGTAACATTACTGAACTATTCGAACGCATGGTGGGCGGTAAACATTCCGTTGACCAGGGCGACGACGCGGAAGTCGCCGAAGAAGTCCGCGCTTATGCCGACCAGGAATACCAGGGGAATATTCAACCTCTAATTGCCTGGGTCGGGACTGTCGGTTTCGATCAATGTGTATCTGAACTGACGGGCAAGCCTGGCATTACTGACCCTGTCCGCGTCTGTGGTTGGTTAAAAGGCCAGGCGCATTCTCACTCAAATGAAGGGGGTAACAAAGACGTGAAGAAACTCAAAGCATTCAAAGACATGACCGCCGACCAAATCAAGGCTCTGCTAGTCAAGGATCTGGCGGAAAAGTTCCAGGACGAAGCCGAAGTAACTGTTGGCGAAATCGTGGAAGCCTTGCCTGAAGAACCAGGGAAGGGGGTTGCCGATATAGCCGCCGCCCTGGGCCTGGGCGCTGAAGCGACCGTTGAAGAAATGGTCGCCGTCATTGAAGCATTGAAAGCCGCTGCTCCTGAAGGCGAAATGTCGAAGGAATTCGCGAAAGCGACATCCCGAATCGAAAAGCTGGAAGCTGAAAAGCGCATTCGGGATTGGGAAGACAAGACCCGCGAATTCAGTGCGATTCCCGGGACTGCCCGCGAACACGCTGTAAAGCTGGCCGACATTGAGGCCGAAGCGGGCAAGGATGCCGCAGAAACACAGTACGCGGCTCTTAAGGAAGCGAATCGTCTGACCGCTGAAGCGATGAAGATAGTCGGTACTGCAAGGATAGCTGGACCAACCGACTTCGATAACGAAGTATCTAAATACATGGCGGAAAACAAGGACGCTTCAAAGGCTCAAGCAATCAAGACTGTGTCCAAAGCCCGTCCCGACTTGTACTTCGCTAGGCGGCAGTAGAAACGGGTCAATAAATCAATAAGAAGGGGGAACGCTTAAAATGGGCGTAAACGAAAAGTTAATTTGGACCGAATCCATGAAGGCGGGCGACGACTTTTCTTCGAAACAGTATTACGGTTGTAAGCTGGAAGCTGACCGTCAGGTCGCCTTGACTTCAGCAGATACTGATATTCCCGCGGGCATGGTTATAAATAAACCTGAAGACGGGGAAACCGCGCAAGTCCTTATTATCGGTCGGGCTCCTGGCGTAGTCTCGGAAGCGATTGCCGCGGGCGAAAAGGTCCGCATTGCCAGTGGGGGCAAGGTCGCACTTTGGGAAACGGCCGATACTACTACTCATTGCGTTGGGACTTGCGTCGAAGGCGCGGATAGCGATGGGGAAATGGGGGTATTCAACTTCTCATTCCCAGGCGCGATTGACACGGCTTAACCCGTATCATTGAAAATCTGAAGAAGGGGGAAAACGCTACAATGAAACAACATTTTGGCAATCCGACCGCAGGCGATATTCATATTGATGCAGCCTTGTCAGAAATCGCTATTGCGTATCGGAATAAAACCTTTATCGCTGACCAGGTCTTACCGTTAGTCCCTGTGGAAAAGCAAAGCGATAAATACTACGTTTGGGACAAGGGGTCCTGGTTGACTAATCAGGTTGAACTCCGAACACCCGGGGACACTTACCCCGAAGGTCGTATGAAGCTTTCGACTGACGAATATTACTGCGACATTTATCACCTGGGCTACGCGATACCTTGGGAAGACAAAAAGAACCAGGACGTTGCTGTCCAACTGGAAGAAACAGGAACCGAATGGTTGGCCCATCAATTCATGCTGAACCGCGAAATTCAGATTGCTACGGCAGTCTTCGCGGGCTCAATATGGGACACGAACCCAACCGTTGGAACCGATTTCGTCGCTTGGGACGATTACGATAACTCGGATCCGCCCGATGATATTGACACTTATCGCGATACGGTCCTTCAGAATACGGGTGTTGAACCGAATACCATGGTAATCGGCAAACAGGTCTTCAGCAAACTTCGCCGGCACCCGTTACTCCTGGATATGTATAAATACACCGGGCGCGGCATTCTGACTCAGGAACAAGTCGCTGAAGCCCTGGACATTGAAAAGCTTCTTATTGGGAAATGTGTCCAGCGAACATCCCTGGAAGGGGCTAGTTCTGCAACTCAGGCTTTTGTTTGGGGGAAGAACGCACTTCTTCTGTATGTTCCGGAACGACCCGCTTTGCGGGAACCAGCGGCAGGTTATACCTTCGCTTGGAACATTGACGATTCGGACCTGACTGTGAACATTATCCCAACAGTCCAGGAAGACCGCGACCGCGATTTCCTGAAAGGGAAACACGCGTTCGACTTCAAAGTCACAGGAGCCGACCTGGGTGTTTACTTCGCATCGGTTATGAGCTAGGCATTGAACTGGCAAATCGGGATCCTGGAATATGAACCGGCTCCCGAAATCGAACTGAAAAGGGGGAAACGAAATGACAGTTCGTTGGAGAGGCCACCACCACTTCGACCGAATATCGGTTGACGACCTGGTCGGATACGGGGTCCAGGTCAAGGGTCTAAAATATTACTGCGATTGGAATAGCGGTTCCGATTCCAATAGTGGGTCCGGTTGGGACAAAGCCTTCAAGTCCATTACGCAGGCACTTTCGGTCGCACCCGACGACGCGATAATCGTTGTTGGTAGGGGCGTTTACCTGGAAGGCGCGACGCTTCAGATTACCCAGGACGGCTTAAAGCTACTAGGCGTCATGTCTTCGGGGCACCAATGGGGCCAGCCTTCTATACATACCCACGGGACTGAAACGCTAATCAAGATTGATTCGCCGAATGGTCAGACCGAACTTGCTTATCTAGGATTCCACGACCAGGGCGCGGGAATATCTCTGGAAATCGCCCATTCAGCAAACACCTGGCGGAACCACGTTCACCATTGCTATTTCGGGGGCAATGCGACCGCGCTTTGGGCCATTGTCGCGGGGAACGAAGTCGGTTCGGGAGTTGGCGACGCCCACACGGTTGACGCGCCTACCACGATAATTGAAGATTGCGCGTTTATGGATTACGCGACGGGGTCGGTCTTTGCCGATTGCGGTTATATGTCCATAATCCGCCGAAACCACTTCAGGGTTCGGGCTGCCGCCCACGGCGTCCGTGTTTACAACAATACGACAAGCCGCCCAATGTTGTTCGTCGTAGAAAATCGCTTCGCTTCCCTTGACGTCGCGAACGCCATCGGAATTCAGGTTCAGCGAACGCCAGCGGTGGGGTATTTGATGATAGACGAGAACAAGTTTGTCAACTTCGCCGACAACAACCACTGTATAAGCAAGCGGACGGGTTACACGGGCTTGAACTATCTTGGTTTAACCGCAATAGCTATCACCTAAAAGAAGGGGGTTGAGTGCCAATATACGGCTTCAAATGTCCTGAACACGGGGAAACGGAAAGGCGGCTTCCAATAGCCGAATGCGGCCAGGAACAACGTTGCGATTGTGGAAAGCTAATGGTCCGAATTTATTCCCCCGTCGCACTGCGGGTCAAACAGAAGGCAAGTGATATTGTCCGCGACACGTTGAACCGTGAACACTCTAAGACTAGGCCGACCAGGGAAACTATGCTTTTGGCGTCGGGCCTGGAAGATTAGAAGCGAATTATTGGAAAGAGGAAAAAAACCATGCTAAAAAAGAAGAAAGAAAAACGGTACGCTTGTAATGGTTGCGGGTTCGAAACGGTAGTCGTGCTTGAAGGACCTTGCCCTGGTTGCGGTCACGACACGAAGCCCGTTTATAGTGAAGTAACGGAAGAAGCGGAAGAAGAAGCGGGACCGTAGTTGAACCGGGAACACGGGGGCCCCTGGTCAACCTGGGGACCCCCTTACCTGATAACTGAATACTAAGAGGTTACTGGCTCCCCGGGGGCCGTCCTGAATAAGAATGTAGGGGGTAATGGAAAATGACTTCACGCGACGCACGTTCCGCAAAGCAAGTTACACGTAAAGCTATTCCACTTCAGAAGGCCCATATTCACGATACGGCGAAGGCCGCCAATACTAATTTTCTGGCTGCTGATATTACGCCATCAGACCCGCCATGCTTATTCCGAATTCAAGTCCAGCTTGATACGGCTGCCGTTTTTTCGGCGAAGGTTGACGATGGGAGTTCGGAAGTATCCCTGGAATTCAACAGCGGTGCGCAACTGGTCGCTGGTGTCCTTTACATCTTCGATATGCTGATTCAAGAGGACGATAATGTCAATTTTCAGGCGGACCAAATCATCAACGTTGACAAGTTCATTGTTCACGAGATTCTTTGGGGGACTCAGTAATTGGTTACGCCAACAGAACTCTCTTTAGTCAGAGCATTGCTTCTTGCCCACAAACATCGTCACAAAAGTAGCGGTGATGATGAGATATTGCTAAACGAACTTGGTAAACCTAATGCGCTTGTTGATATAAATGGTCAAACATTAAAGAATGTCAATGACCTGGAACTTGATGAAATAACCACGCCGGTAGCTGTAGCTGACCATGGCAAGGTTTATACCAAGTCCGATAATCATCTTTATTTTCAGGATGGTGCGGGAAACGAACAATTGATATCACTACGAGGGCACCACTATGCGGAGATGTACATGAATGCAAACGCTGGTGCCACACCCATACAAGACGCCAATGACTGGCATCTCCTGAGAGGTTTTATTGAAGGTCAGGTTAGCCCTGATTGGTCATTTGTAGATGGTTCACAGTTAGCTATAACAGCGTATGCAACCAGTAACGGCGGAGCTAAAACAGAGGTCACTTGTGCTGGACATGGGCTTGCTAATGGAGAAGTAATATCAATATCTGGGACAACAAGCTACGATGGTGTTTGGGTAATAGAGCAGCAGACGACCAATACATTTGTTATTGCCACCGCTTTTGTAGCCGATGATGGTGCGAGTGTAGGGGAGCATGGGTCGCATCTACGTGCTACTGATCCAAGCGCAACAGGTAAATATACGTCAGCCTACAGCTTTAGTATTACGCCATCAAATCCCAATGATGTATGGGAATTCGCCTTTTACTTAAACGGGGTATTGTGTGTCAAATGCCATTCGCAAACCAAAACCGGGGCTGTAAACGATTTCCAGGTGGTTAGTAGTGGATCAATACTTGACTTTACAGCCGGTGATTATATCCACGTGGCAGCTAGGAACTTAACTGGAGGCAATGATTTCACTATCAAACACGCTAACGTAAAGATAGCGCAATTATAATGTCTAGGAGGTGAAAGATGAGTTTTCCACCACAGGGAGTTGTAACAAAAGCCGAAGTCGATGCCGACATAGCTATCCACGCCGCCTTAAAAACTGGTGTTCACGGAATTGTTGTAGCCAGGAAAGCTGCTGATCAAACCCTTGCTCAAAGTAGTACCACTTTACAAAACATCACCGACATGTTATTTCCTATTGGTGCCAATGAGACCTGGGAATTTACGATCTTGTTTGTTTCTAATTCTGGCACTACTCCCGATTTAAAAGTATTCTTCACTGACCCATCAGGTGCAACACACCACGCTATGATATTAGGGCAAAATGCTGGTGGCGGTACGACTATAGACTGGATAACTGATACTGCTAGGAGTGTTCGTGGTGGAGCTTCTGACATAATGATAGCTATGATAAGGGGAATAGTAGTGAATGGAGCTACAGCAGGACATGTGCAATTTCAGGCGGCACAAAATACTTCAGATGCAAGTGATACCAAAATACTGGCTAATTCACTAATCATAGCGAGGCAGATTTAAGGAGAAGTAATGGAATACGAATATAGCTATGCCAATTCAACAGAGCGAGCAGAGAAGACCGCTGAGGCTCAGGGGTTAGGCTATGAGATGATTCACGATAACTTCGACCCTGACTGGCAGTCTGGGGACGAACCTCACGGAGTCCTAATATTCATTGACCCGATACCCAAAACTGACGAGGAGTTATACCAGGGGCAGCTAGCTCAAGAGTTCAACGATATACACGAGAAAGCTATCCTGGCTCTACAGAACTGGGGTAGCTTGACCCTGGCCCAGAAGGACACTATCCTCAAGAACCTGCTCAAGTGGGCACTCTGGAAGGATGGGTGGTTAAAGCTCGGTGTTCTATGACTTTGTTATCACCGTTCCGGATAACACATAGAGGGGGTAATGGCAAATGAGTGTTGGAACAAATACATATGCTGGACATAAAGATGTCGAACGGCTTATCGGGGACCTAGTCGAAAGCCGAACCTTCACGACGGGAACGGTCCCTTCCTTAGCACAGGTTGAAACCGAACTGGATAATGCTGCCGCGGACTTGAATCGGGAATTGGATCAGGCTGGTTTTACCGTACCCGTATCAGAAACCGATTATGCAACAGCGTACCAATATCTGAAGGCGGCCAATACGTATGGGGCGGCCGCGGTTCTTTTGTCAACGTTGCCCGCAACCGTTTATAACCCCGATGAAGAAGTCGAACAACCTGGGGAAACCAGGGCGAGCACTTACGGAAACAAGTTCAAGTCGGCATTGAAAGCAATCAGGGAAAACCGCCTTCGCGCCGGTCGGCGAGTCCGCCGCTTGGAACGAGTATTTGCAGGTTCCCAGGAAAACGAAGACGGGGAAGAAAAACTTCCTATCTTTACCCGGGGTATGGACGATTACCCCGGAAGGCGGTCGCTTGTTGATGAAGATTAAGGAAGGTTCGAAATGAGCCAGGCGACAATCGAAGCTGGTATCATTGATACGATTACCCAACACGCCGACTTTGATTCGGATAATACTAAACTTTACGACCGGCGGCCAATGGGCAAGGGTAAGGCCCGCGTTGTCGTCGTGTCATACAATTCACACAGGAAAGAGCAAGTGACCTTGAAAATAGAACGACGGATATGGATATATAACGTGGACGTCATGGTTCCCTGGCGCGGTGACTTGACCGAACTGGATACTAGGGTCGGAACCGAAACACAGAAGGTCATTGACACCCTGGCGAAGTACCCGAAGCTGAATGGGGTTGCGGGAATTCAGCGGACCGATGTTACCCTGGCGAATACACCTGACCTTATCCAAGAAAAGAAGGGCGGTTACCGGGGGAAGCGGCACTTCCTTGATGTCCGGGAAATCGTGGACCCGGGAAGGGTTGAATAATGTCAACAATAGAATTCGATGATAGCGAACTCCAGGACTTGAACCGTCGCGTCCATGAAGCGGGGGATACCGTGACGCGCATTTCGATAAATGAAGGCTTCCGCAAGTTGGGGCGGCTTATTGTACCGGCGACGGGGACTGGTCCCCTAGCCAACGCAACCCCGAAAATATCGGGCAAGCTAGCCCGGTCAACTGTCTTTCAGATAATCGGCGGTCCCATGAATCAGGCTCTTGAAATCCGCCAGGCGGCTCGTTCCGCTCTAGGGGTATTTTATGGATTCATTGTTCGACAAGGCCGTGGTCCTGTATTCGCGAAGAATGCGAAATATCTTCATTTCTTCATTGGAAGCCAGGAATTCTTCAGGAAGTCAGTCGGGCCGGCCAAAGCGAACCCGTACCATAAGCGCGTATTCGCCCAATTACGGCCGCAAATTCAAACAATAGTCAATGATATGGGTCGGCGAATAATTGCCCATATCAACGGGGAAGGGCCCTTACAGTAGGGGTTCCGCCCACGTTATTAAAGGGGGCAAAGCGAAATGGCATTCTTTGATTCACAGGAAAGCGTATTCTTCATTGACGACACGGGAAGCGATTCGCGGGACTTATCTGATTACATTGTTGCAATTAACGGGCTTCCTGGTCCACGGGAATTGTCGGAAGCGACCTCGCTTGCCGATGCCGGCCGTAAATGGCACCCGTCCCTTGAAAACTCGATTATCAACTTGGAGCTTATGTGGTCGGACGATACTCTTGTCGGACCGGATACTGTTCTGGGACCACTTCGGACCCATACCGCCGCCGTTGATTTCAATTACGGTCCTGAAGGCGGAACTAGCGGCGACGTGAAGTATTACGGGACTTGTTGGGTTCGGAATTACAATATAACATCTAGGGTCGGGAACCTAGTCATGGCAACCGCTGAACTTCAAGTCAACGGTCAGGTATCTAGGGGCACCTTTCCCGTAGTATAAAACCGAATATTGAACGAAGGGGGAAGACGAAATGAACACAGTCAAAGTTGACTTGCCCGATGGGAACACAGCGGAATTTTACGCTGACATTAAGCATAAGACACAGCGGGCCGTTGAAGAAGTGACCCGTGCCTATCTCACTTATCCCGAAGGCGCGGGGAAGCTGAAGGTTTCCCAGGAAGACGGCGGGGGTATCAAAACGAAGACTGCTGTCGGAGAACTGGAAGTTACCGTTGACCTTGCCCGAATAGACTGGACCGCCGTCAAGGAAATTATCATCTTGAATCAGGTCGCGTCCTGGTCCTTCGGCGAAGTGACGGCTGCTGTCCTGGGTGAACAATCGGAAGCCGTGTTTGGCGCCTTGAAGAAGGCGACTGACAAACTTTACGAAGACAACTTCCCTTTACAAAAGAGCGGCGGCGCGAACTAGGGGAAGGACTATTCCTTGCCTTTAAAATACCGAATAGATTCCGCGTACCGCCGCAATTAAGGGAAGCAATGTTGGTTACTGAAACGGGCTTGTCACCCGACGTCCTGGGGGAAATGCCCGAACGGTTACTGGACGAGTTGGTAATATATCGAGGCGTAAAGAACGTCGCCCAATATGGCGGCGATTGGCAACCATGAATGTATTTCGAGTTACCTGGAAAATAATCATTGGGGGCCTGATATCAGCGGGCGGTTGGTCCATGGCTGCTGCCCAACTGAATGAAGTCGCCTTGACTGGAAGTGCCGTAATCGGCGTCGCTTTACTGGCTGTTGGCGTTTCAGTCTTGGCGGGGGCTTTCGATTAGGGGTTAATCATGGCTGAAGAAGTTTCAACCGTTATGGTTCTTCGAATGAGGGACGAAGCTTCCGCACAAATGAAGAACTATGCGGGGACGACCGAACAAGCGACCATGGCGTCACTGGATTTTAAAATGACATTAACCGCGGTTGGGGGCGCATTGACCGCGGTTGGAGCCCTGATAAATCAGATTGATAGTCCGACGGCGAAATTGGCGGCGACTTTCCTTATGACGGGCGGTGCAATAATGACGACCGTATCTGCCATTATTCAGATGATCCCTTATATCCGGAGTCTGATTACTTGGTTGCGGTCCCTAGCCGTTTCCCAAGCGATAGTCCAGGCCCTTATGGGGCCTGTCGGTTGGGCCCGATTAGGTATTGGCCTAGCAGTTGCGGGGGCGGCTACCGCGGGAATCGTAGCAATGACTGGCGGCTTCGGCGGCGGCGGCACAGGCAGGGGAGCTATTAACGTCAATATCAATACTGCTGCTATCATGGGGAATGAACAACAGGCGCGTGATTTGGCTACTACAATACAGCGATATACACGGGAAAATGATCGTGTGGGCAGATAATGGATACAGTATTTATAGCTGGACCGAACGAGAATTTAGTCAATTCAGCCGTTCGATATAATACAGTAAATGGAAGTGCCAACTGGGTTGCCGGTGAATCTGGCGTTCGTCAGATAGTAGCCACCGCAGGTACGTTGACGACGTTGCGCGTTAGATTGAGCGTGGCACCGGGAGTGGGAGAGGGAAAGAGCTATGCCTTTACTCTTATGGTGAACGGATCCCCGACGGCGCTTACTGTCACCATAGCCGGTACCGATACGACAGGATCCGATACATCCAACACAGTTGCTATTGCTGCCGAAGATAAAATATCTATGCGATGTACACCTTCTGGGACTCCGACAGTTAGCCGTGTAAGTTACTCAACGATTTTCACCGGAGACGTTTCAGGGGAAAGCCCGATGCCTGGTGGATATGGTTCGGGTTCTAAAACACAAAGAGAATATGTTGATTGGTCTGGCGGTGGTGGTGCGCCCGGGACTAATCATGATGGAAAACAAGTAATGCCCACGAGTGGCACGATCAAGAAGTTATATATTGAATTGGATACAGGACCGGGTTCTGGTGCTGAAGGTTTCGAATACTATCTTGAAGTTGAAGGCGTCGAAACATCCTTAAAGGTAACTATAACGGGTGCT